AATGGCCGACTGCACCTTCGGGTCTGCAACAGAAGCCTGGTCGGGAATGCGGAGGCGAGCGTTCGAGTAGAGCTTGGCAATGTTGTTATATTTCCAAGTCCACTCGTCCGTCTCGGGATCTCCGGTACCAATGAGGCCGTTGAAGTCGATGGGGCCGTACGGACCAAACTCGGTGTAGGAACCGGGCTTGATCTTGAAACCGAGGTCAGCATAGAGCTTCTCGTTCCAGGCCGCGTACTTTCGGGCTATGTTGTCATCTCCTCCAGATGCGTTCTGAGGGATGCCGCAAATCTCGTGGCCAGCAGTCTGGCCAATGGAGTTGTAGGTGGTCGTGTTGACGCCTCCACTAGCAGTCGTCCCGGCCACGGTGGTGGCCCAGATCTTTCCTCGGATGACGCAACAATGTGCACCATCGAGTAGACTGACGGAGTGCATCAGGGAGCAATAGGTCTGGGTAAGACCTCGCTCCTCGAGGACAGCCGGGTCGAACTGGTCGCCTCGGCAGATGTACTCCAGATCAACTGGGCACACCCCTGCCGTGTCAATAGGCAGTGTGTTGGCAATGATGACTGAGCAGCACATCATCTGGGAATCGCGGGTGACGGTGAGGTCATATGCCTCGCAGTCCTTGTTAGAACCGCCAGCGCGTCCCCCATCAGCGGGGTCCGTGAGGATCTTCTTGATGGTCTCGGTCATGTGCTTGAGACCCGGATCTGAGTGTCCAACGCCCGTGAAGAGCTTGGTGCATTCGCCGTCCTGGTAGGCGGCAATGCACTCCTTGTTGAACATCTGGGTCAGCAAAGCTGTGACAAAGTTCTTGATGATGGCAGCGGGCCAAATGAGACGAAGGAGGCCGGAATCGACCTTCTTGCGCTTGTTGAGCTCGTCCTTGCCAAACATGGTCACGCAGTCGGACGTCCCGTAGAAGACGTGCTCCTCAGGGGACATGTTGCCCATTGCAACCGGGCCGAGCGCGATGATTAGCAGTAGGCGGTAGATGGCAATGGAAAGGAGGGCGGTCTGATCAGGTCCTATCCAGACCTCCTTTGGGCCACTCTTGTAGTGGGCCGAGAAGCCGGCAGACTTGTCAGGGTCCATGGACTGGATGATGTTCTCCATCGTCCCCTTCAACTTTCCAAAGCACTTTGCCTCGTGCTTAGGGTACCCCTCCGTAATGTTGGGGGGCACATGGCCGTCAGCTGCATTCCAGTTGGTGTGGGAAAGCTTGGCAGCCTGGTTCTTGAGCGTCTGAGTGACGACCTCCGGGTTGATTGCGGGTCGGACGAAAATGCTCTGTCCGGTCGCGTCCCTGAGCTCCACCCCCTGAGCAGCAGCTGC